CAATACACATGAAAAACATGCTTATAGTTTATCGGGTTTTTGGTAAAATTGTTGGGGCGGTTTTAGGCGGCGTTTTTGAGCTTTTAAAAAATGTAATCGATGGAATTGTTATAACTTTTCAAGCAATGTTTGGTTCTGTAAAATTTGTATTTACATACATAAAGGAAGAGGCCATGGGCTTAAAAGACATTTTACAGGGCGCTTTTACGCTTGATTCTGACATGATAGCCAAAGGGTACGGACGAATGCAAGGAGCGGGCAAAGCCGCGGCAAATGCTTTTAGCGAAACAATGAATAAGGATTTAAGCCTCGGAACCTTAGCAAATAATTTTTTTGGTTCTATGAGTACAAAGCCTAAAGCCGATCAAATGGCGGGGGGGCACTTTGCCACGGCTTTTGAAAAATATAATTTTGCAAAAAAACCAGGGGCAGCCTCAGGAACAGGGAGCAGCGGAACCACGGGAACAAAAAAGAGCACTACAAGCGTGGACGGCATCAAAAGCGGGCGCCCTACTCATATAAATATAGACATTGGCAAACTTATTGAAAATATGACTATCACAGCCACAGACGTGGAAGACTTGACGGGCAAAATTAAGGACCAAGTGGCCCAAGCTTTATTTAGTGCTGTTAATAATGTAAACAATATAGCGGGAGTTTAATTATGGCAATTAGCGATTATAATGTAGGACTTGCAAGCTTTCCCAGGGACGTGGCGAAGGACTTTCCAAAGGTTAAGCCCTCTTTAGTTTTAAAGGGTTTCGGTTTACAAGCTTTAAAAACTAGGCTTTACGACTTTGGACAAGAAGAGGCCGACACACAAAGGGGGGTTTCATATTTGGGAACGCCTGTTTTTATGAATATAGAGTTTAACCCTGGGGCCTATGTTGACAAAAAAAATAATACTATTGAATACGGGCAACTATTTACAAACACCGCCGACGACTCAGGGTTTAAAATTGANACTGTNNTATGTGANGTTTCAATTACAAAGCAAATAATTACAACAAACATACAAGGGGTTAACGGATCGGTAAAAGAATACATTTCGCAAAACGANTACGAAATTACAATACGGGGCGCACTTGTTGACCAAAGCGGCCAAAGATACCCCGAGGAACAAGTTTTACAGCTTGTCGAATTTTGCGAGGTGCCCGACTCAGTACAAATATTTTCGAGGTTTTTAAATGATAATTTTAATATTCAGTATTTGACTATTCAAAGCGTAAATTTGCCCCAAGTTGAGGGGACTGAAAACGTACAACTTTTTGAAATAAAGGCAATTTCTGACGATCCGATAGAGTTAACAATAAACGAAATTAATTAATGTTAAGACTCGACAGCGAAATAAAACTAAATACGCAAATCTTTACCTTTTGCCACGAGGTGACAATTGAATCGAGCTACGACAACCTTTTAGACTCGGGGAAAATAATAATTCCCAAGCGGATAAGGTACGTAAACCAAGCGGGCCAAGACGTCCCAAACATAACAAGCGGAACAAACGCACTTTTTAAAGCTGGCGACGCCGTGGAGGTTTCCGTTGGTTATAACGCAAATATTACTAAATTTTTTACTGGGTTTATTAAGAGCGTAAAAACCAAATTTCCTATACTTTTTGAAGTTGAAGACCAAGTATATAGTTTAAAAAAGAACAGATTAAATCTAAGTTTAGACAACCCTAAATTAAGCGAGTTACTAAAAAAAATTATTCCTGAGGGCGTAAGCTATGAAGTGACGGCAGAGCAAAATTTGGGACAGTTTAGAATTAAAAACGCAAGCACGGCGGCGGTACTTGACGAGCTAAGAACAAACCACGGAATTTTTAGTTTTTTTCGGGACGGCGTTTTATACGTGGGCCTCAGTGTAAACCCGAGTTTACAAAGTGTCAACCGCTTTGAGTTTAACACGCCCAGTTTAATAAATGGCGACAGCCTTAAATTTATAGACGAGAGCGAGCGAAAAATAAAAGTTGTTTGTAAAAGTATAGACAATAAAAACAACACTTTAGAGGCAACCGCTGGGGACGAGGACGGGGAAACCCGCACGCTTTATTTTAATAACTACACTTTAAAGGACTTACAAGCCACAGCGGACAGGTTAAAAGACGAATTAAAATACTCAGGATACGAAGGGAACTTTACAACTTTTGTTAGTCCCTTAGTAAACCACGGCGACATAGTGGAACTAATAAATAGAACTATTCCTGAGCAGTCGGGCGCTTATTTAGTAACCAGGGTTTTAACTCGTTTCGGATATAATACAGGGGGGCGGCAAAGAATATACATAAAACAAAAAGTTTACGACTTAATAGAGGACGCAAACGGCAAATTTATACAAAAAGCATTAGGGGAATGAATACGCAAAACATAGGCGACTTAATAAAACAACTTGCAGCAAATAGCGAGGAGGTTTATTCTTTGCCCTGTAAAGTGGTTTCTATTGACTCGGACAACCTCGCCGAGCTTGAGCCTTTAAATGGAGATCCAAACTTATTAGCGGTTCGCTTAATAGCTGGGGCAAGTGCAACCCCTTTATTAATTACCCCCGTTATTGGCTCGACGGTAATTGCTACCTTTTTGAGTCGTAATACGGCTTTTATTTCGCTATACTCAGAAATTGAAAGCGTAGAAATAAGAGGGGGCGACTTTGGGGGGCTTATAAAGATAGAGGAGGCCGTAAGCAAGTTTAACAGGCTAGAAAACAAGGTAAACGCCTTAATATCTAAATTTAACACGCATACGCATTTATATATTGCGCCGTCAATACCTATACCAGGCCCAGCAGTTCCAACCTCGCCAACGGTTACGCCTGAGGTTCCAATTGCGCCGACGACTTTAAAAAGTGATTTAGAAAACGAAAACGTAAAACATGGCTAACGTAAAAGACATAAAATTAACAGCGACAGCCTCGGGAGTGGACGAGCTTTTTATTGATCCAATAACAGGCGACATTTTAGCGGTTGACAGCGACACGCAACACGTAAAAGATTTGGTTTTTAGCTTTGCGGGCTGGTATAAAGAATTTCCAACTTTAGGCGTAGGCGCTCAAAAGTACGTTAGCAGCTCGGGAAATTTACAGCGGTTAAAAAGTCGCATTCAAATTGCATTAAAAGCCGACGGCTACAAAGCGCAAAAAATAGCGGTAAAAAATAAGCAAGTTTTTGTAACTGGGGAACGAATAATAAAATAGTTATGGAAGAATACAAAACAATAGAGGGCCAAAATATATTCGATTTGAGTAACTTACTTTATGGTAATACAAGTAATTTGATTAAATTACTAACGGATAACCCCGCACTTGGTTACGTAGTAAAAAACATACCCGCGGGCACGGTTGTAAAATATACAAAGCAAAAAGGAAATAATATAACGAATTTTTATATAAGTGAAAGTTTAAAGCCAGGAACAAAAGATATTACAACGCCGCTACAAGGGAGCGGCTTTACAAGTGGTTTTAATTCTACAGGATTAAATTAAAAAACAAAATTATGGCAGTTAATAAGAGTAAAGCGGATCTAATAACCCAAGCGGCCACAACTTTGGCCGACAACACAACCCAGGCAATAAGCCCCCAGGACGTGCGGGAAATGGCCGAAAACTTGGCCGAAAGTAATTTTAACAAGACAACGGATAACGCCCTCGTAGGTTTAAAGGCTTACGACACGGGAGTAATTTACAAAGTTAGCCAAGGGGTAAATTATAACGGCTCTTTATACTTTGCCAACAAAGACACAACCCCAGGGGCTTTTAATACAGCCGACTGGGACTTATTTGCTGAGCAGTCAAATGTTGTTATAAGCGGTAAAAAAGCAAGTGCGGGAACCATAGCAAAGGGAAAGCCTGTTTATTTAGTAGGGTTCGACAGTGATTTACACACCGTCGAAGAGGCCAACGCAACCGCAGCGGGAACAACCCCTGTTATTGGGTTTACGGCTGAGGCTTTCAACGCCTCAAGTAGTAAAAGCATTATTACTTTTGGAAAGCTTACGGGAATTGATACCAGTAGTTTTAGCGTAGGCAATGACCTTTATCTAGCAACCTCAGCGGGAGGGCTTACAACCACGAGGCCAACGGGGGGCAGCTCAATAATTCAAAGAATTGCCAAAGTTTTAAAAAGCCACGCCAGCACGGGAGAAATATTGATTTACAACACAGCACGGGCCGCAGGCTTGCCAAACATAGCACAAGACCATGTATGGATTGGCGACGCAAACGGACAGCCTCAGGCGGTTAACAAAAGCACGCTTGCACCAAGCGACGCGGCAATTGAAACGGCCTACAATAACCAAGTGCCCGCAGTTACGCAAAGCGAGGCCGAGGCGGGAACAGTTACAACGGTAAAAAGGTGGACACCGCAAAGAATAAAGCAAGCAATTGACGCGCTGGCAGGAAGTGGGGCGGCGACTGTTTACACGGCTAACGGTACAATTGGAGCGGGAAGAGTGGCAACCTTGACAAATAATTTTACAATAAAAAACGGAGTTTTAAAAGTTGAAGGCGCCGACACTTTGGGCACGTCCTCAGCTTTACAAATTTACGACGGGGACAGCACGCCCGCAGTTTTGTGGGACTTTAGAAATAATGGAGATATAAAGGTTGGTCAAGATATTAATATAATAACTGAGTCTAGCAGTCATTTTTATTTTAAATTTTGCAGACCTGCTAATGGTGTTAATTTTAGTTCAATCTTTTCCGCTGAATTGCTCAACTCTTCTAATGTTCAAAATAGCTACGCTCAATTTGGCGGTGCTATTGTTACTAATACGGCAGGTAATGAAACGGGGGCAGGTTTTATTAATATAGAAAAAAACGGAACAACAACAAGGGCTTTAGATATAGATACAGTTAATGGACTAACAATAAATAACAACATATCAAGCACTAATCTATTGAAAGTTGGCGACCATTTAACAGTTTCAAAAAGTACGGGCGATACGACAGTTACAAGTACAAGTTTAACACCTTTTACTACTTATAGAAATCAAGGAGGTGCTAACTATTATAATGAAATTCAAATTGATTTAAACAACTCAAGCAATGCTCAAACAACATTTGGTGCATTAACCGTAGTTACGGAAAGCAATACCGCAGGTAGTGAAACGGCACGACTAGAATTAAAAATTTCTGATAGCGGAACTTTAACAACTAAATTAACCGTAAAAAACAACTCTATTGTTTTAGCAGAAAATTTAGATATGAATAACAACCGTATCACAAACGCAGTTGTTAATCCAAGCGTCCAAGAAGCGGCAAACTCGGCAACTTTTACAATAAATTCAGACCAGCAAAGCGACGGCGTTTTAACCGCTATGAGCGCAGCCACTACAATAGCAGCGCCGACAGGAACACCCGTACAAAGTCAAAGTTTAGTATTCAGATTTACAGACGACGGCACGGCTCGGGCAATTACTTGGAACGCTATTTTTAGAGCGATAGGGGTAACACTACCAACAACAACGACAGCAAACAAACTTTTGTATGTCGGTTGTAAATATAACAGTACGAACACTAAATGGGACGTTGTAAGCGTACAGGAAGAGGCTTAAAATTAAAAATTAATAGACATGATAAAAAACAAAGAATATTACCAAATAGACGGCGAGATAATGGCCGACTTTGGAACAACGGTAACAAACCCAATTATTAAAATTGCGGTTTCTAGTATTGGAGTGGAAAGCTCAGGGCTTTTAAATTGCGAGTATAATATTTATTCAAGCGCCGAGGCTTACACAAGTGGAAAATACTTTTTTAAGGCTGAAAAGGACGAAAAAAGACTAATTAATTTTACTTACGAAGTGGCGGGGGTTCCTAACTGGGGAATTAAAACCTACAAAGACGACCAATGCAAAATAATTGCGGACACTTTCGGGCTTGAATTGGACAAAGTTAGTTTAGTAAACGAGGAGGCAGAATAATGGTAATAATAAGCAAAATAGAACTTGAGGGGGCCGACTCGTTAAAATATACGGACGTCGGATATACTACGGACGAGGCAGTAAAAAACGAAATTAACGAGGGTTTTGACGCTACCTTAGGCAAGTTTTTGGGCGAGAATAGAACAAAATTAAACCTGGGCGAAGTTAGCGTATCAACTTTTTTTGAAACTACTGACTTTGTAAACGAGGCAAGAACGGAAGTTGAAACCGTGGACGGCTTAGGGCTTAGCAAAATAAACAACGTAAACGAGCTTTAAAAAATGGCGGCACCCACCAAAGGAAACACAACCAACGCAAACCCGACACCTGGGG